TCGTGGCTAAGTGTGTAAGCGCTGCTAACGCTTGGTGTTTCCGTAAACGCCGTGAGGCTGGTTACACCGACTCTGCGTCCACCGTCCCCAGCGCCGATGTCGAACTAGGTACGACAATGTATGCAGCGACGCTTTACCGTGAACGCGGAACTAGCGGTGACTCATACGGTGGCTTTGACGGTATGGGCAATTTGCCTATGCCTGTCACCCTTCACCGCATCATGCAGCTGCTTGGCTGTGGCAGGGCGCAGGTCGCGTGAGTTCTTCAGGCATCTTGTATGAGGCTGTAAACGCTTGTAAAACAGCGCTCACAGCACTCAGCCTTGTGCCTATCACTGACCCTCGTAACGCTCGGCCCTTGTCTGTTTTGATTGAACTACCCAACGTCACAGCGTTTACATACAACGTCGGCGAAATCAGTCTTCGACTTCGTGTGCTGGCACCGCCTCCGGGCAACCAAGATGCAGGCGATTACCTCATGCAAATTGCAGACCAGATAATGAACTCACCCATCGCGGTCACGGATCTTCGTCCGGGGCTCGTATCCGTAGGGGGGCAAGACTTGCCTTCTTACGACTTAACCGTTGCCGTCGCCGTACGGCGCAACTAACCAAAAAGGAGCCACCATGGCGACAACAACATTCCTCTCAAATGCCACCATCGGAATGACACAGGGTGCAACCACTGTGGACTTCTCCGACCAAGGCAACCAATGCACAATTACCGTCGGTCAGGACTCGCTTGAAATCACAGCTTTCGGCGACACTGGCCACAAGTTCGCTGGCGGTCTTCAGTCTGTTGACGTGTCAATCACTTTCTACCTTTCCTACGGAGCAGGCGAAGTCGAGCAGTTCCTTAGCACATGCGTAGGCACTGGCACTACCACTTTCACCATCTCGCCATCAGGCGCAACCGAGTCCGCAACCAACCCTGAATACGTCATCTCAAATTGCATGATTGCCGACTTCACCCCAATCAACTCCACCGTCGGCGAAATCGCCACTGTCCAAATCACGGGCACCGGTGGAACTTGGGTTCGCGACATCATTTGATTCAACCCCAACTATTTAGGAGAAACAAATGAAAATCACATTGGAAGTTCAAGAGAAAGGTGGCGTGTCATACCGTGTCACAACCAACCTCTTCTCAATTATTGCAATGGAGCGCAAGTTCAAAATCCGCGCCTCCGATCTTGCAAACGGCGTGGCTATGGAGCACCTTGCGTTCCTTGCTTTTGAGGGTGCAAAGCAAGAGGGTTTTACAGTGCCCGTCGTTTTTGACGACTTCATTCGCCGACTTGAGTCGGTTGACGTGGTTGAGGATGAACCAGCAAACCCTACGGGCGAGGCAGTTACCTTCGAACCCTCTGCGAGTTAGTCGTTGAGACAGGTTTCTGGCCTCCCCAAATCCCATTCGATATACAAGAGCTGCACACCGTCGCGGACGTGCTCGACAAAATGAACAAGGAGCAACGCCGTGGCAAGTAGAACCGTAAACACAGAACTCACCGTCGTCGGCGCTAAAGAAGCTCTACGGGAATTAAACAAGATTGACAAGGTTGCCCGTCGTCAGGTGACCAAGGATTACGCAGGCATCGTCGAAACTGTCATCACTGAGGCTCGCCAGTTGACGCCTCAACAGCCTCCGCTGTCAGGCATGAAGCACCGTTGGAACCCGGGCAAACGTGGCGACGTATTCCCGTGGGACGATGCAAAGTCTGACCGATCTATCAAGGCTTTTGTTTCAGGTAAACGTCCGCGCCAATTTGGTGCCTACACCTCTGACCTTGCGGTGTTCGGTATCCGCTGGGGTAGTTCGGCTGCTCTCGTTAGCGAGATGTCAGGTCGTGGCCCTGTGCCGACCGCTAAGGGTCGTGAAATGGTTGACAACTTGACGCGCCGTTATGGCTCGCCGGGGCGTTTCTTGTGGAAGGCATACCTATCCCATCAGGACGAAGTCGAGCGTCGTGTCGGCATTCTCATCCGAGAAGTAATGCGCAAAGTTCAAAAGGACATCTAGTGGCTATTCGTATTCCCATTGTCACGGAGTTCAACTCCAAGGGCATCAAGCAGGCAGTCAAGCAATTCAAGCAACTTGAGACCACCGGCGAGAAGGCTCAGTTTGCTTTGCGTAAGGCTGCTGTGCCAGCGACTGCTGCTCTCGGTGCATTGGCTGTGGGATTGTTTGACGCGACTAAAGCAGCGGTTCAAGATCAGGCTGCACAGGAGGCGCTTGCTCGCCAAATTCAGCGCTCGACTAAGGCAACCGACGAGCAGATTGCAGCCAACGAGGATTGGATCAGCACCCAAGGCAAATTGCTGGGCATCACCGATGATGATCTTCGTCCAGTGCTTTCCTCGTTGGTCAGAGTCACTAAGGACGTCACGAAGGCCCAGAGGGCTGCATCTCTGGCAATGGATATCGCTGCAGCGAAAAACATCAGCCTCGAGACCGCCAGCAAGGCGGTCGAGCGTGCCCTAGGAGGCAACCTAACCGCTGTTGCGAGGTTGGTGCCTGAGATGAAGGCGATGATCAAAGAGGGCGCCACAGCGGAGCAGGTGTTTGCAGCGCTCAACAAGAAGTTTGGTGGCGAGGCTGCAGCTGCTGCTGAAACCACAGAAGGCAAGTTCAAGCGCCTCACGATTGCCCTTGATGAGACCAAGGAATCGATCGGTGCAAGTTTGGTGCCTGTTGTTGAAAGCGCTTTGCCTTACCTACAGAAGTTTGGTGATTGGGCTTCTAAAAACCCAAAGACGTTTAGAGACATTGCTTTGGCAGTTGGCGCTATCACTGCAGCCATGATTGCTCTCAATATTGCGATGGCTGCGAACCCTGTTGTGCTAGCAGTTGGTGCTGCAGCGGTCGCTGCTTTTGCAGTAGCAAAGTTGACACCCGGTGCTGTTAAAGGCGTGAAAAATGCAGCATCTTCGGTTGCTTCTCAGTTTGACGCTAAATCTAGTTCTGTTTATCAGGCTGGCGCTTTGACGCCGTATGACTCTATGCGCACTCTTGCGCCAGCTACTACTGCTAATCGTGGCGTCATCGTCAATGTAAACACTGGCGTCGGTGATCCTGTCAAGATTGGCAAGGAAGTTAACGACGTTCTCAACGCTTATTTCCGTAGGGGCAAGTAGTGGCGTACCCAACACCAAAGGTTGAGATTGCGTTTGACGATGGCCCGTATGTTGTAAGTCCGACTTGGACTGACGTCTCTGCGTATGTTTACAGCATGACAATCGATCGTGGACGTTCTGACGATTGGGGCACCTTTTACGGTTCCGCGACGGTGACGCTGAACAACCGTGCGCGTACTTTTGACCCGTTTTATACATCAGGCACTTACTACGGCAAACTGCTGCCGCGTCGCCAAATCCGCATCACGGCCACCTATGGCGCCACTAGTTATTCCGTGTTCCGTGGCTTCGTCGCTGGTTGGCCACCTGTGTGGACTGACGCAGGCAAAGACTCAACCGTGACCTTGTCTTGCTTTGACGCTATGGGTTTACTGGCGTCTGATGCTCAGCCCGTTGATTGGGCTCGCAACTACATTCTGACCACGTCGCCACGTCACTACTACCCCTGTGACGAGCCTGTGGGCCCTTTCAGCGCTAATCAGTCTCTGAAGGATTACGGCAGTGAGCCGTTAAACATGTTGACGACTGCAGCTGCTTCAAGTGGTAATCAACTTGCTGTAGGGCTCGTGAACAGTTCCATCACGGGCACAGGGTCTGACGCTGCAGCGTCTGCACAGGGAGGCACAAATAGCAGTCCGGGTAGTTTCTCGGTTTCGTGTTGGGCTATCCCTGACTCATCAGGCAGCATTTCGCAAATGCTTAGCGGGAGCATCTACAACCATTTTTGGTATCTCAGTTATGACAACAGCACAGGGAAGTTCCGTGTCGAAGTTACTGAGCCGTCTTTTGGTAACTCAAAGGTGGCGAGCACTAATTCTTCAGGGTTTGATTCGGGCGCTGCTCGTATGTTGTCGTTTGATTGGAACAGTGCAGCGCGCACCATCACGCTTTACATTGACGGCATTCTCATCGCCACCACCACGGTCAACAATGCGGGCATTTATGTGCCGTTGCCTGAAGCCGTAAACATTGGCACAGGTTCTGTGCAACAGGTCATCGTCTGGAGCACCGGTATTGCTCAATCTGTTTTCCAAGAAATTTTCAAGTATTCGACGGTGGCTTTTTCTGAGTCAACTGCTGCACGGTTCAACCGCCTCATCGCACAGACCTCGTTCCCGTCAAGCATGACCTCTGCACCATCGGCGCCAGCGTCAACCGTCCTTGAAATAACCGACGACGCACCGATGACGACGGCAGAATTGCAGAAGGTTGCTGACTCCGAGTATGCGCCCCTGTTCGTCACCCGTGCTGGCGTGTTGACTTTGTACAACCAAAACCAGATCCGCACACAGTCGCGCTCCATTGTTTCTCAGGGCACCTACGGCACCGGGGGCTACGCCATCGGGCAAAACGTGGCCATCGCTTATGACGGCGACTCAATGCGTAACGAAGCCGACGTCACAATGTCTCAGGGCGGTGTTTACACCAAGAAGAACACGTCAAGCATTGCGACCTACGGAGCTGCTGAAGCGTCGGTTGAAACGCAGGTCGCCAGCCTTGCTAACGCTGTGTCAATTGGTGACATTGTCACTAGTTGGGGCGGTCAGGTGTACCCGAAGGCTGACCCTGTCGAGGTAGTGTTGTCGCCCGATGGCGATTGGAGCAACGCGCTAGACCGTGAACTAAACGACCGCATCACGCTGGTGGTTTCTCCGCCTACTGGTAATGCGATCACGACGCCGATGTTGTTGTCTCGTATTACTCACTCGGTTGTGCCCGGTCAATGGACTACCACGTTTGAGGGGTCTGCTCGTTGGGCTGCTGTTTTTATTCTCAACCAATCCACCTTGGGTGGAACTGACCTTTTAGGATAACTACATGGCTACACCCACAAACCTTCCCGCTTCGTTTACATCTGGACAAGTACTAACCGCTGCACAGCAGAACGACCTTCGTGGAGCGTTTCGCATTTTGCAAGTTGTCCAAGGCACGACAAGCACCGCTGCAACTAATGCAACTTCTACTTACGCTGATACAGGTCTCACGGCAACAATTACCCCACAAAGTTCCTCCAGTAAAATCCTTGTGTTGGTCAATCAGGTTGGAGGCGACAAAAACGTGCTCAACACTCAAAATGCCATCTCATTACGCTTAATGCGTGGAGCCTCCCAAATAGCCTTGATAGCGCACAGCGCAGGGTACACAAACACATTATTAAACCTTCGTGTCGCAACAATGAGCACCGCCTATTTGGATAGCCCTGCAACCACATCAGCGACCACATACAAGACGCAATTTATGTGCATCTCCAACGCAAGTGGCGTGTCAGTTCAAATTGGTGGAGACCTGTCAACAATCACTCTTTTGGAGGTATCAGCATGACGCATGAAGAACTCACTCAATTATTACTTGATTCAGGTTTTGACTGTGGTTGGGCTTTGTCAGGTAACACCCTTATTTTGTGGGAACACGACACAGATCCACCAGCCCCACTTGTACGACCCACGGAGGCAACCGATGAAGCGACTACTGCTGACGCTGACACTGGCGCTGACCCTGACTAGTTGCGCAGACCGCGTACGCCACAACTGCGAAGACACCCAAGCCACAGGCACATTCGAAAGGCGATGCCCATGAACCCCGACAAACGACTATCCAACGAAGAAATCAAAGCCCGACTCATCCTCATCGTCGGCGTCGCACTTTCTTTTTCATTCGTCGCAGCAATC